ATGGGTTTGTTCCATAAAGATTTTTTTGATAAGGCTTTTGATGACGAATTTGCTTTCCTCGGAAAATCCAGCGGCCAGCTTTTGACCGAAAGTACAAACGGAGAGCTTCTTGTCGATGGAACAGAGACTTACAACTTAGCTCAAACACATAAAAATGATTTGCACACGATGATGCGTTGCTGCGAATCCGAGCTAAAAAAAATGGATTTAGTTGGCTTAATGACTGCCCCATTTTACTTTGAGAGAGTAGCAATTTTAGCCAGGAAGGACAAAAACTATTCTTTTGAAATAGAAATTATTGAGAAATACATTAGCTCGATTAGAAAGTTCTATAATGAAAATGGGCTTCAATTGGGTGAAGGGGTGATGGCTGGCACGAGATATAAAGCGATCGAAGGAAGGTTATCTAAAGCTCATGAACTACTACTGAAAAATCCATAGTTATCCGTCATGGGGGGCGGAGGTTCAAACCCTCTCGTGCCGACCAAAAAAACATTGAAAACCAGCCTCTTACGGCTGGTTTTTTCATGTTTAAAATTTATACGGGGAATCATTAGGGAAAAATGGGGGAATAACCCCCGACAACGATAAAATCGTATAGGCCCATAATAATTATACGCCCTTTGACTTCCAAGTATTTATCTCAAATAAGACAGCACAATCCCCTTCATCATTCCAAACCGCCGAATTTAACCCCCAATAGAAGGTGAATTTTTTCCCACCTTTTTCTCTAACTGGTATCAGATTTTTACCTGACCGAGTATTAATAATTATTTCATCACCTTTTTTCGCATCATAAGAAGGCAACCAATAAGAATGCCTCAGTTTTGAAGAAATATTACCGTTATTCGTGTAGGTAGTATCTTGCAACATGTAATATTGTAATTTGCAGTCTTCATTCACATCTAAAACAACGTATTCCTCTTTCGCATCCCCATGATTATGGATACTTCTTATGCTTACTTTCATTTTAACACCTCGCTTTTTAATCAATCTTAGAGAGGTATTAGCCCTGAAACAACAAGGTTTTATGTGACAGTTGTCACGACTAAGTAGTTTGATCAGCTGGAAACTTCTTATAAAGAGTGCATACCGCTACATCATAAATAATTGCCACCTGCTTCCGATCCTCTCCATTTGCGATCAATCTGCCAGCCTGAGCCCATTGCTCTTCGGTCAACTTTGGGCGTCGCCCACCTATTCGCCCTTTTTCTCTTGCCGCAGCCAATCCCGCCCGGGTTCGTTCCACAATCAACTCTCTTTCCATTTCAGCAAGTGCTGACATGATGTGAAATATAAAACGCCCCATTGGGCTGGATGTATCAATGCTGTCAGTGAGGCTCTTAAAGTGGATACCACGCTGACGGAGTTCATCCACCAGCAGTACCAAATTACGCATGCTACGACCAAGACGATCTAGCTTCCAGACCACAAGCGTATCGCCCTCATTCAGCGTTCTCAGAAGCTTTTTAAGCGCCGGCCGGTTCGCCACAGTACCGCTCATTTTTTCTTCGAAAATGTGTTCACATCCTGAGCGTTCGAGTGCCTGTCGCTGAAGATCCGTGCTTTGGTCATTTGTTGACACCCTTACGTAGCCAATTTGCATATTTTTCACCCAGTTATTTCTGCAAAAAAATCAGGTGAAGTTATCGGCCAGGCCGCTCGAGAGCAATCTATAAAACGTCGGTTTGGGAGACAGCGCTACGAGGGGCGTTGGAACAGCAGCGGGAACGGTGGCTGCCGGGGATGATTCACGGCTGGGTACGGTGAACGGAAAATCAGGAGGCACGATTTCATCTGCTTTAAATGCCACTGGTTCAATAAATGTCATTACTCAGTCCAGCAGTTTCGGAGTGTTTGCGTTCAAGTATCCGGGCTCTCTGGATAGTATGTCCTACTCCTTCTGCGAAAATTATGGTGATCTGGTATTTGTCACAACCCAGGCAGCCAAATCCGGCACAGAAAAATATTTCGCAATGCGGGGAGATAGATTTATTACCCCTGGAAATATCACCTGCGCATCACTGACACAGACTTCAGATGCGGATAAAAAAGACGATGTCAAAGCCATCGAGAACGCACTCGACAAAGTAATGAGCTTAAGTGGAGTGACATTCAACTGGAAGGATAGCGGTCTTCCATCTGCTGGGGTTATTGCCCAGGAACTCATCAAAGTTCTGCCGGAGGCTGTCGGGTCAGTATTTGAAGATCATGATCAGTATGAGTCAGTTGAAGAATTTAATGAGGCTGGTGAGGTGACATTCACCCAGCAACTGACAAGAAAAAGAGATGACAGTAAGCGCAGCTATACGGTGGAATATGCAGGTGTTATCGCCCTTTGCCTCCAGGCCATTAAAGAACTTAACGACAAAATCGAAGGCAGGTCGCGTTAAGATATTCCTAGTTGACGCTCAAGGTTTTCAACTTTCACCATTAAAGCAAGGATCGCCTCATGGTGAAGAGCCGCGGCAACACCAAACGTATCAACAGATTTTACATCCTCAATCTCTGTTCCATTTCGTAAGGTTGTTTTCCCATAAGATTTCACAGCGTCAGGAAAAGCCTTCTCAACTTCCTGAGCTATGAAGCCATACCCATGCGCAGGAGTGTCGAGGCGGTCCCATTCAACGCCTCGAAGCTGCTGCATTTTCATAAGTGGATCAGCGATTACCGTTACATTTTCTTTGATACGCTCATCAGATGCCGTTACCCAATTGCCTGTGGCAGCGCCATTGGAATGGAAAACCCAGGTGACCATCCCTTCCTGATTAGACCCTTTCAGGTTTAGTGTGACATTATCAAAATTAGCCCCGCCACCACGGGCTCCCCCGAAAGACCATTCTCCTGTATACCAGGTACCTTTGATGAGGTTGACGTAATTACCTGTATTTGGGTTATAGCCACTGGCCACGACCAGGCTGATGCCATTATTCATCAATCCACCGCCACCATTATCCCCAGAATTGACGGAAAAACCGGGGTTACCGTTAATCCCTGGCTGGACTGTAATTGGGCTCGTAATTTTCCCTCCCGCTTTCTGATCGACAGTATTTAAGCGCGAATCATCGCCGGCTGCGACCGTTCCCGCCGCTGCGCCGACGTCCCTGATTGCGCTGTTTCCTAAACCGAGGTTTGTGCGAGCGCCTGATTCGGTTGTCGAACCGGTACCGCCCTGGTTAACAGGTACGGCCCCGCCGCTCTTCGTTGCCATATTGTCAGACAGATATTTCCATGAAGGGCCGTTGAAGGTAGTGCCGTCTGGCAGCTTCACTGTGATGTTTCCAGCGGCGCTGTAAACCTGCTGCCAGTTCTGTTTGTCGTAATTCAGTCCACGCAGCGCTTCAGCACTTTGCGCCACCAGCGCGGCAGTTACCATGTTCAGCGCCACGCGGGGGACGGCTGACCATGCAGCGCCGGATTGCGTTGGCCCGGTGAAGTTACTGACAAGCGTGAGCTGCGTGTCACTGTCGACTGTTTTCACTGGCAGCGTATACGGAACCCCGCCCACAGTAGAAACAATGAAGTCACCTGCGGCGAGTTCGGTTGCGAATGAGGTTCCGGAACCGCCAACAACAGCGGACCCGTTTGTCAGGGTGATGGTACCTGCCGACATAAAGGACTCCTGAATTCAGATAATAAAAAAACCCGTCGGAGCGGGTTTTCGTGTTGTTCATTTTAAACAGGTTGACCTGGTGAAGTTGTTTTTACTTATCCACCGCCAGCTGAAAGGATATCCAGCTTTGTATTCAACCTGGTTTGCTACTTGTCGCACACCATATATCTGTACGGTTTGTTCCTGCCCACCTAAAAGGGTTACAGCCTCACACACAGGAAGCTGCTTCTCAAAGATGTTTGCTGAGCAAGCAGAAAGAAGACAGACAATTAGCAAACTACCGAGTATTTTTTTCATTTTTTATCCCTGAGGTAATTCGTACTTTGAAACTTAACCTGACGGGAAAATTAATGAAAATAGATTGAGCAGATCAATATCGATTAATTGATCGTTTTAAACGATCAATTAATCGAATGCAGTCGTGTTGATTGCCGTCAAAGCTATTCCAGTCGTAGTCCCGCCCGCAGCAGAACCGGTAGCTGTGGTCGAGGGTGCGGCATTAATTCTGGTTGATGAACCATTAAACCGACATCCTGAGTAGGCAGTGATATTCACAATAGTGGGTGGTTTAGTGTTATTGTTCTGGATGATCTGGGAGCCAAGAATAGCGGGTGCCACCGCATAACTACCAGGCAGAGTGACGTCAATATTAATTCCACCTGTCGTAGCTCCTGGCGTCCCAACAGTCACAAGGTCACTCAATATCCGACTCTCGTTTGTCAGAACCAGCTTCCCGGTGGCATCCCAGATAGCAAATCCCCATTTGGGCAATGTCTGAGGATAAATAGCAAAGATGTAAGCCGTTAAGGTATGTGACTGTCCATAGGCATTGCTTGATCCAACAAGAATATTTCCTCCTGATCTGGCTGCAGTAACCATAGTAGGCTGAGCAGTATCACTCGTTTTGCAAAAAACCATTGCCGGATAAGAAACATCCAGAGCTATTGTTGCAGATGCACCGTGATATGCCCCGCTTGCTACTGAGTCAACCACTACCTTCCTGTAGAGACAAAATGGTGTGGACTGTGGCGTAATAAAGGGATTTCCATTATCCAGAGCTATCAGTGCGCCATAATCTGCCATTATGCCTTCTCCACAAAAACTACGAGCTCACATTCAGAGGCTGGATAGTTTCCAATCCCAACGCTGTTTGCCGCGCCAAGAGTTATCGTATTTCCGCTGGCGACGATACGGCGCCCCACCGAGACCGCTCCCCTATCCAGAGAAACGACAAACCCGACCTTCATTCCTGCCGGAATTGTAAACGACCAGCTTCCGGAGTTTTGCCCCTCAGAAAGTTGAATACGTCCGACCACAGATACTGGCTTAATACCGTAATTATTCGGGTTACCATTGGCATCCCATGTCTGAATGCCCCACGTCATTAAAATACCCCTGTAAGTTTACCAATCTGTACGCGGAGGACGCCGTTCGCATCCCTGATGCTGTCAGTAACGTTCGTGGTCTTTCTTGCGCCCTGCCCGTCACTGCCGTAGTTTTCCCAGGAACCCCCTTTGTCCAGTTTCCATCCGGCCTGTCCTGGGACGTAATTGTTGGACTGGATAAAGTTGCCGATTTTGGCATTGGTGATAGTCCCATCCTGAATAAAACCTGAACTGATAAAGACCTGGCCATTAACCACCGCGAACGGTGAATATTGCGTATTACTACTGCCACTCATCAGCACGAACTGATTAGCGTTAAAACCAACACGGGTAACTACCGGCTTCCCGGCCTCAGCAAGCACGGCAATCGACATCCCGGCGTTGTACATCATCCCGTTTATCCTCACGCCTGTTTTGAGGGTGTAGATTGCAGAAGCACCGGAGGCATCGACGACGGCTGTAAGTTTGTCTTCCAGTGAAGCAGTGACGTCCTCTATCCGCGCCTGTACCTGCGTTGATAGTTCGGCCATTGCCTTATCCACCTCTGCAATAGTCGTTTTCACAACCAGGATATCGGCACGTACCTCTCCGTATTGCGCCCATTGATGTTCAAAGGTTCCATGATTGGCCAGCGCGTTCTGCATTGCAGCTTCAAGATTGGTATCAATATCGCTGGTCAGGCGGTCACCGTCGGCCGAGGTAAGGAAATCGTCTGCAATATCACCCAGATAATCATCGGCGTTATCGTTAGACATCCCCCTGATCCAGTCGGTATACCCGGACTCGTTACCCGTTCTGTCAACCAGCTGCGCGCGGTACCAGAATTCCTGCCCTGCTTTAAGGCCGAGCTGGGTGTATTCCGCAGATGGATAAGGCACATCTGAGAGCAAGAGTGGATTTGAAAAGTCACTGTTGGCCGTGTACTGGATTTCTGTTTTGAGGGTATCGCCGGTGTTTGCCGGAAAACCCCAGTTCAGACGGATCCCCCAGTTAATGCCCGTGGCCGTGAATCCTACTGGCTTAGGCGGATTACCTACTTTGCCGGTCAGGATCTTCTCCTCTGAATATCCCCATCCTGAGGAAATTTCAGCGGCATTAATTGCGCGCACGCGCACCAGGTAGCGACCGGAATAAATCCCCGGGACGTCAAATGACGTGGTGGAGCTGCGCGGCATGTTCACCCAGTTTCCATCATTGCGGCGCCACTGCCCCTCATAGGCGATAGCATTCTGCGCCTGGTCCCAGCTGACGCGCATCGTTTCGACGCTGATATTCTGCTGAACCACAGAAAACGAGCTGATCACGATGTTAGCTGGCGGTGACTGATTACCAGGAGGTATTACACTTATTGGCCGCTGGTCGATAATTGCGCCAGTATCGATACGGGCATATTTATCCGGATCGTGCCATGCAGCGGTGATCGAGAAGGTGCCATTATCGTTATCGCTTACGCTGACAACGCGGTACTGCTGAGCGTAAAGCTCGTCAGATTCCACCACCCAAACAGCTTCGGCCTGTGGCGTCTCACTGTATGCCGTGGTGACTGTGACTGATTCACCGTTCACGGCCTGAATGGTCCTGCTCTGCGACGCTCCGGAAGGTAGGTTGAGAATAAGGCGATCACCTGCTGCCGCATCTGCCACGCGGTCAAGTTTGATAACGCGACCGTTAACGGCGCTGATGCGGCCGCCCATAACCTTTCCGGAAAGCAGTTCGTCTGCCACGGCGATGATGTAGCCCGGCTGTGGTATGTTTCCATCCAGGCCGACATCGAACGAAACAACACGGTCTTTATTGTTGGTGAGGATGCCCCAGCGGCCTTTTCGGTTTGCTTCTGATTGCCGGGTGCATCCGATAGCCGTGATCTCCAGTTGATTAAAGCCGTAACGTGCCACCAGCGCCTGCTCAAATACGGGCTCCATCGCGTCAGCGTAGGCGTTATCCGGATCGGACCAGGATACCAGCGCTGTGGTGTATCGGGTTTTCGTGGTGCTGCTCGAATAGCTGAAGCGACCGTCAATAACGTTCGCGCGCGTATAGCTGTAATCAACATCACGTGGCATGTCAGCCAGGGCAACGATCTGATCCCCGCCCCAGTAAGTCATGCCGCGGAAGATAGCGGCAAAATCACGCAACACAGTGTAAGCGTCGTTACGGTCCTGAATATAGACGTTGCAGGTATAACGTGGTTCGGTACCGCTTCCGCCTTTCCCGTCCGGTACCTGCTGATCGCAATACTGAGCGACCTGATACAACGTCCATTTATCGATGTTAGCCGCAGTAAGTCGGTTACCAAGGCCGAAACGGTCGGTAACCACCAGATCGTAAAAAATCCACGCCGGGTTATCCGTCCATGCCCATTTAAACGCCCCGGTCCAAGTACCGCTGTAGGTTCGGGTTTCAATGTCATAATTATCAGGAACGCGGATGACACGACCGCGAGGCTCACAGGAGATCTGCGGGATTGAGCCGTTAAACTGGCTGGAGTCGAATTCAATGTACAGCAGCGCGGTGTTCGGATAGCGCAACTTGGCGTCGATCACCTCAGTGAAGCTCTGCAGTGTCATCGTGTCGCCAGTCTTCGCGCTGTTAGCATCGGCTGTAATTTTACGCAGTCTGATGGTCCAGGTACTGCCAGCCTGAGGTAAATCAATTCGGTGGCTACGCTCGTAACCAGAGGTTGTTTTCCCGGTCACGCTGGTATTGAGTACCGTCTGCCATGTTCCGCCGTCAGTCTGCAGGGCAATCGCATAGTTGATCGAATAGCCGACCAAATCCCCGTCATCTTCCTGTTTAAACAGAGACGGCCATTTCAGACGCAGGCGCACTGCCGATAGCTGGGTGTTAGTGAAAGTACGTGTCCATGCGGTAACACTGGAAACTTCAGTACCCACGCTGATTTCGTTTTCGGTACCGGGAATGCCCTGAATGTAATTTTGCGCCTGCGTTCCCGCGCGAAACTCCCACGCCACACCGCTGAAGTTCTGTGAACCATCTGCGTTCTCAAGTGCGGTGCCATCGAGATAAATATCACGCGCAGTGAGGCCACCAGCAAACTCCCCCTCTCCCAGCGCGAGAAGGATTTTCGCCTTGGCTACTGACTGCAGATCATCTGGCTGTTCGGTAGGAGTTCGGGAACTGGAGCTGCCGCCCTTGCGGCCCTTTAACACTTTTTCAGTAGCCATATTGCGCCCATAAAAAAAGCCACCCGAAGGTGGCCAGAAAAAAGGTATGTTATCTACTGCTGATCTTCGACATAAATTCCGGCAGAAATAATCGCTCCGCCGATTCGCCTGCGACCGTAGAGAAGTGGTACCGGGTAACCCTGAGCCGCGGTGTTTGTTACGCCACCGAAAGCGTATGAAGCGCGGTTATCTGCACTCTGTTTGCTGGCCAGCCCGGTTGGCTGAGGAGAAAGCATTTGCACAACCCCGCCGACCATCATCGCTGCACCAAATTGTGCGACACCATACCCGGCTGCAGATAACGTACCTGCAGAAAAATAGCCAACAGCCACTCCGACAACGACCAGCACTGCGCCAAGGATTGTTTGTAATAACCCAGCTTTTTTACTACCAATGATTACCGGAACGATGCGGATAACGTCACCGGTAACCGGAAAGCCAAGATCATCCTCACCAATGTTTCTTTTACCCTTAAATACAGAGTATGTAAGCCCGCGACGCTGGCTGGAAATCATAAACTCCTCAAATCCGGGAATGGTCTTCGCGAGTGCGACACCGGCCTCGCTCACACGGGAAATCAGGCGATGGTGAACTTTACCGAAGGTTTTACCGAGCACGCCACCTAGCTCGATACGACTCATGACTTCCTGCATACTTCAACGCCCCTCAAATCTTTATAGCGAACGACTTTCATTGTCCGTTCCTGCCAGTAACCGCCGTACGGCACACGCTGGCTCAGATGTCCGTAAAGGTGGTGCAGCAGCATGTTGCCCTCAAGCAGGATCCCCGCGTGATTCCACTTATCGGCCTGGACCTGCATGATCACCATATCGCCTTGCCTCGGCGGTCCGTCGAACTCTCTGAAACCGCACTCGTACCAGCAATCCTGATAGAAGTTGTCCGGATAATTGTTTTCCCACCAGGGATAATCGACGCGGTAATCATGGAGCTCTATACCGTGGTTTTGGCGGAAATAGCTCATGACCAGACCCCAGCAGTCAAAGTGACCAAGCACAAATGGACGTTCCAGCAGCGGCAGTTCTCCGCGCGGCTGGATGGTACGTAAATCCCCCTCCGGCCAGCTCACGATGTGCCAGGGTAAAAGTGATGCATCGCATTGCGCTTTATCCAGTTCGCTTGGTTGCGTCGTGGCATCAGGGTGGCTGTGAGCGATGGCGATCACAGTTCCCCAGTCTTCAGCTGCTGCGTAGTCTTCCGGACAAAGGACAAAATTGTCCTCTGGCACCGCTGCAAGATTACGGCACGGGAAATAACGTTCAACGCGGCTTTTCTGAACCACGACGCCACAGCACTCACGAGGATATTCAGCTGCAGCATGCGCCATAATGGCATCAATGGTTTTCTGACGCATATCAGCTCCTGATCAAAGACGTGCCCGGGAAGCCACCAAACGAGAGTTCATTATTTTCGCCGAACCGAAGTTTGCAGGCCGTCAGAGTGCCGCTGCATTCATCCAGGGACGGATCGCTGACCGGGTTATTGTTTTTGTCGAAATAGTTGGTCCCGGCATAGTCGCAGCCGTCGCCGGTGCGATACTTGTTCCGGATGCACCAGGTACAGAGCGAATGCAGCTGACGCGTCGGAATCATCAGTCCCTGCAGGTCCATCGGACTTGAAAGTGTGAATTCCACGGCCTCGTTTGTCTCTGCGCTTTTGGCATCAATGTAAAATACTTTCACCTTTTCCTGCGTAGGGTCTGCCGTGGGGTTCCCGCCTGGAAAATTTCGGGCATCAAGGTAGCTGGCCAACGTATCATGGATCGTGACCTTCGCCTGCAGCAGATCATCATAGGCAAGACAGAGCGCAGTTATAGAGCTGTCGAGGTTAGCAACCGATAATTTAGGCTGCGCGCTGCTCCCACTGGTGGAAACCTCAATCCCCTCAATCTGGCAGGGCCACGCTTTATATTCCTGCCCCTGCCACCAGATGGATTTCGCAGGCAGTTTACTTTCATCCCCACCAGCAGCATCAATCTCTTCTGGTGTATGCGCGATATTATGCGCATGGAAGAAAAGCACATCTGACATTCCGAAGGCCGTACCATCGACAGAAAAAAGCCGGACTTCATTGCCCGGCTCGAGTTTTTGATAATCAGCATTAAGGCTCATGGTGTAAATGCCTGTTCAAACGTTGCGGTTACGGTTTCCACTTTTTTATTCAGGGTGACTCGCTGAAGGCTGTCAGCCTCAACACGCCAGAGGGCTAAATCACCACCAGGTGGAGTGAATGTGAAAGACTTGGTTTTATGCCTCCGCAGAAATGAATGAATCTCTCTGGCTATTACCGGATCGCCAGTAAAAGAAAAGGCATAATTTAGAACCTCATCGTTCAGGCCAGAACCACATACCTGCTTGTACCCATCACCGAACTGCGCCGTTCTGACTGTATCTTTGCTGCTCAGAGTGGGCTGGCTTGCTGCCTGAATCTTCCATGCAAAATGCTCTATAGCCATCATTTACCTCTGTTTAGTGGCATTCCAGATGATTCCCCCAGGCCTTGTTTCGCGCGCGATGCCTTCGCGGACCGAACGATCAACAACTTTCTGATAAGCCTGAGCAAGTGCACCATCGCCACTCTGTTGCTGCTTCGTATCGTTAGACTGCGCTGTAGTCACTGAAACGGGTGCGTAAACGTTAATCCCACCGATACCAGAAGCTGCTGCGCTCCCCCCGCCGACCAGACCACCGGAGGCATACCCTCGCATCAGCCGATAAAGATTGGCCACACCGATGCGGCTGGTTGACTCTTTGGTGAAGACGAACTCCCCGCGGTGAACGATACCGGCTGGCTCGTACTTGCCGCCGTGCCCGGTAAAGCCGCCTGCGTCAAAGCCCGTAGGGCGGAAAGACGGTACCGAAAATGACTGACCTGCAGATGCTGTATTGGTACCGCCACGCACCCAGCCCATTGCGCTCTGGATGGTGTAGGCCACCAGCAACTGGTTGATAACGGAGACAATCATTTTAAGGATCGAGCTGGTGAAGTCCCTGAAGCTCGCCTTCCCGGTTGTCGTCAGGCTGGTAAGCTGACCCGCCATCCCGCTGAACGTTGCCTGCGAAATCTGCTGTACCGAGCTGAAAACGTTTGTCGCAGAATCCTGATATTCGGCCCAGCCCTGTTTAGCCCCGGCCAGCCAGTTTGCGCGCAGGGCATCTTCAGCCTCGAACGTCGCCCTTTGCTCTTCCAGAACCTTTTGCTGCGCCTGAGGGGTGTACGAATAGCTTTCGCTGAGACGCTGCAGCGTAGTTTGTCGCCCGGCTTCCCGGGTGGATACCCCCTCAGATTGAGCCTGCAGGCCCGCCCTGGCGGCTTTTTGCTGCTGCTCAAACTTCACGGCCTGATCGGCCAGCTGGTTGAGCTTTTGCTGGCTGGCAACCTTATCACCCAGGTCGGCCAGCTGCCGCTTGTACTCGAGCGTTTCTTCCTTGTGCGCCAGCAGGGATTTTTCCTGCGCCGTAAGCTGACGACGCCCCGCGGCCTCCTGCAGAACGGTGAACTGATTTTCAGTCTGCCAGAGATCCTGACGCTGTTTACTTATGACGTCGTTCACGCTGGTATGCTGCTCAAGCGTTTTAAGCTGGGCCTGAAGGGTGAGAAGTTCGGCCTGCGCCTTTTCCTCTGCTTTGTCCCCGGCGGGCGTTGAGTAGCTTTTGCCTTTCGGCGTTTTTGGATCCTTCCACTGCTTTTCAATCCCGGCGCGGGCCGCGGCAATGTCCTTTTCAGTCCACAGCGTGGCGACACCGTCTTTCGCATCCTGGCGGTTTTTCTCAATAAGCTGACTGAGCTTTTTCTCTGCTGAAGCCCGCTTTTCTGCCGCCGTCGCGCCGGACTCCACCAGCTGGTTAAACTGCTGCTGGCTGCGGATTGCCTGAGCCTGCTGGTCCGTTCGCATTTTTTCCTGCGCGGCTGCCAGCCCTTCCTGGGCGTATTGCTGATCGGCAAGATCGTAAGCCTGCTTTTTCAGCTCCACCTGCTGGCGCGCGTTTCTCAGCCTTTCCGCATCCGCTTTCTGCAGAACGTTGTTACCGGCATAATTCGGGTCGACCTTAAGATTGCTGGACAGCGCGCGGTACTCTTTCTCTGCTGCCTGCCATTCAGCAAAAGAGTCTTGGCGCTTCATTGCGGAGTCAGTATTACGCCCTATGCCAAGCATCGCATCCCATGCGCCGGAGGCGGCATTCTTCACCCAGTTCCAGGCTTTTTCGAGGGAGCCAAGATTATCCTCGACCGCCCCGGCGCGCTGAATGACCGCGTCGGAATATGCCCGCATGGCCAGCCCGGAAGCTTTCTGCGAATCCCCCAGCGCCTGAGCAGAAGCTATCTGTTCATACTGGGTGGCCGTCAGAAAGTGAAGGGAATCGTTGAGCGTAGCGACCGCGTTAACCGGATCATCCTTCAGGCGTTTAAACTGATTTATGGTTTCGTCAACGGCCTGCCCGGTAGCCTGCTGCAGCCTGGCGGCAACATTGCTGACCATGCTGACGTCATTCCCGCTGAACGCGCCGCTTCCAACGACCTGCGCCAGCACGCCTGCAGCGGCATGCTGCGTGATGCCATTACCGGCCAGCGAGCGCGCCAGCGCCTGAAGCTGCCCTGACGTTTTCCCCGCGTAGTTCCCGGTCAGGATCAGCTGCCTGTTAAATTCCTCAGACTCTTTGCTGCCGTCATACCAGGCCTTACCCAGCCCAAATACCGCCGCGGCAATCCCACCAACCAAGCCGGCGATCCCCAGGCCGCGCAGCGACAGCAGCTGGTCTATCCATCCTGCCCGGTTCGCCAGCGTGATCCCGGAGCCGCGCAGCGCACCGAAGTTACCGCGCATGACCTCGCCGATAAGTACCCCCAGCTCCTGCCGGGCAGCAGCACTTTGCAGCCCCAGACCGTGCGTGGCCACTTTGGCAGCTTCAAGCTTGCGGATATAGACCTCAGCCGCATCGCTGGCACCGACCTGCGCCGCCTTCATGCGCAGCAGCTCGGTACCGGAGAGCTTTTGCTCGGCAACCTGTTGCTTCAGCTGGCTGAGGAATCGCGTGCGCGCTGCGGCCGATTTTTCCTCCACGATCTGCAGTTCTTTTTGCCGGGCCGTGGTGCGGGAAATAAGGGCGAGATAATCCTGCTGGGTTATGTTTCCCTGTGCCCTGGCTGCGCGAAAGCGCGCCTGCACGTTCGCAAGCGACTGTGTTTCACCATTGAGCTGGCGAACGCCGTCAATCTGGCGGAAAAATGATGCCGCCAGTTCATCCTGTCGGCGGGCAAGCGCTGCAGCCTGCCCGTCATTCTCACGCATGCGTTGGTTAAGTTCGGTCACGCGGCGATGAGTTTCATCAACGGATCTAGAAACGTTCTGCCAGTCTTTTGTCAGCCCTTCCGTTGCGGCTGACTGACGGGCTTTCATGTCTGCGGCGGCCGCCGCGCCAGCGTCGCCCACACTCTTTAGTGCAGCGCTCTGACGGTTCGCAGCACGCTGCATTCGCGCCTGAACTTTATCAGACTCATCCGCCATTCCTGTCAGTTGCCCTTTGATTCGGGCGACCTGCTCACTGAAGGTTGCGCGGTCAACATCCAGCTTAATAACCAGATCGCTAATCTGCTGGGCCATATCGGATACCTCCTGTGATCCCCTCAGCGGCGGTCATCAGCGCGTCATCATCCGGCTCGTCATCGCTGATGACGACATCCGAAGGAGAAAGCAGGCTGAAATGTGCGGGGGTAAGTTCCGGGTCGCGGAAGAAAAGAGTGGAGATGGAATAAAGCAGCTCTGAGAAATGCGCATCGAGCTGCGCGTCCTGAAAATAATGCTCCCGGTAGAACTGGTGCCAGTCGCCCAGCTCACTGGAAGTCATTCCAGCCAGCATGGCGCGCCAGTCGGGTCGCCCGAACTCACGCGCCAGATTCAGGACAAACTTCAGCTCGCTGGCAAGGGCTTTTCCGCCGTAACGGGTTCTGCGCTTTCGGCCTCCGCGGAGGCATCCGGATCGGTAACGTTGTCATCATCAACCGGAACGAGCATGCCGGAGAGCAGCTTTATTTCCATTTCTGCTTTACCGATCGCTTCCGGCGGCCAGCCGCTAAGCACCTGCTGATAAAGCGTTTCCACATCCGTGCCAGCCGGATCGTTATGCCACAAAGACATCGCGATCAAACGCGCACCGCAGCGAATATTTGAGCCAATCAGCCTGGCCGTCATTTCCTGATCGCTGATGCCGTCGCTGTCAGCGCTGACGGCCTTTTCCTCTGCGGCCATAAACGTGATGTACTCAATACGCTGCAGCGCCGACAGCTCGAAGATGGTCAGGGATTCTGTTTGCCAGGTGAACTTCTCTTTTTTCAGAAACATGCGTCCTTCCTTACGCTGCAGTTACGGTGACTTTGCAGACCGCAACGAAATTACCGTCACTGGTCATAACAATAATGTCAGCGGTGCCCGCCGCCACGCCGGTGACGGTGATCGCGTTGCCGCTAACGGTGACCGTTGCTTTTGCCCCGTCGGAGGTTGCCACGCGGAACGAGGTATCTGAGGCACTGGCAGGGTTAACCGTCACATTGAGCGTTGTGGTTGCGCCGACGGCCACGCTTGCCGTGGCTTTATCGAGCGTAACGCCGGTCACGGGGATATTCGGGGTCCCGCTTTCTTCTGCGAGTTCCGGCTTGCCGGTATTGGTGATTTTCGCTGTACGGGTAATGACCTCTTTCGCCGGAATGGCTTTACCCAGGCTGCTGCACCAGCCGCGGAAAACGTCGACGGTACCGTTCGGGTATTTGATTTTGTAATAGCGTACTGAGCCATCAATAAACCATGCGACCAGGTCTTTTTGCCCTTCTTCACCCGGCTTCCAGGCGAGGGTGAACGAGGTATCGCCAGCAGATTTTGCCCCCTGGGCCGTCGCGTTCCAGTCGGCATCCTCGTCGTCGAGGTAAGTGTCGTCATACGATTCGGCGGTCATTTCGCCCGGCGTAAGTTCTTTGATTTTCGCAAGGCGATTCCAGTCGATATCAGAGAGTGGGTTAGCGAAAGCGTTGCCCGTTCCGGTGTAAAGCCAGAGGGTGGTACCGGCGCCTTTTACAGGAGCAAGTGGATTTGGTGTTGGCATGTTTTCCTCACATTTCGTAAGTGATTGAATATTTCATATCGGCGGAAGTCCACAGCCCCATCGCATCATCGCGCTGGTAATCGAAGCCTTGTGGAACCATGAGCATTAACAGTGAATCGAGACCGGGAACATCAGCGAGGGCCGGATAGATATGGCTTTCCATCCATTCATCCAGTTCGGAATCTGGTACCTGCGAGGACAGGAAGACCTCGATATGTAACGTTGCCGCCCACATATCGGCATCAAGTTCTTCGCCGGTATACTCCGCATCGGTCAGATAGACCGCGACGGCAGGAAAATCCTCCTCCTCAATGACAGCCGGGCGCCCGTCAAAAAACATGACGTCGATCCCGATGGCCTCTTCAAGCACATCAATAATTTTCTGGCGAATGAGAGTGTGTTTCATCGTGTCAGATGCAACCTCAGTTGTTGCCTGAGGGCATAGCCAAGTTGTTTTGGCATTTCCTCTTCAAGCATGCGTTTCTTCTCTGCTTCGAAAGCAGTAGTGAGGGACGCGGACAATGGGATTTTGACCACGTCGATGGGATAACGACTTTTTCCTGCAATGCGCTTCATGACGTGCCAGCGACCGTTCGCCAGACGCTGGATAAAGGCGTCGCGAAAAACATAACGGCCAATTCTCAGCACGCTAATTTTTCGAACCAGCGGGCCTTTTCGGTTCGTCGCCCTGACCTGCGCGGCACCGAGTTTGATGGCGGGAAGGTTGCCCCGGTTAACCTTAATTCGGGCCGCTGAGTGCCCTGACGCCGAGGCTTTGTTGATTCTCACCCTTTGTCTGACCAGCTTTACAGGTATCCCCGAAACGCGGTTATCACCGGCTACCGTTTCTTTCGCCACCCTTCGGACGGCAACCGAGACGCCATTAGCAGCAACCCGGTTCACAGCCCATGCGCTGGCATTGGGAACCATATTTCTGTCCAGGCTATCCAGGTTAGCAATCGCCTGCTCAAGACCTTTTATCGACATGAATGCTCCTTAACGACGCCGCGATCCGCCGGGAGGTGATCCACTACCCAACCATACATGGCAGGAACCGCAATCATCCGGGCCCACGCGATCAACCCAAAATTCACGCCCGTTTACCTTCAGCGTGTCCAGACGTTCCAGCCCGCTTACATCCGATGAGTTCACAAAAAACGTCGGCCTGGTTCCGTCAATTCTGATCCCCGCTTCTGCGAAACCGATGTTCTCTGGATCGTCAAAGACCCCGCGGAGCGTGACGCCGGATAAAGATCCAGAGGTTATCCTTGCCTCTGCGCCCATCACTCCACGTATAGTGGTATCCGCGCGCGCCATCGCTTCATCAAAAAGATTATCGAAATCAGCCATTAGGCCCCCTGTCAGACTTCCCGGGCCAGCCCCTGAGAAATCAGTTCGGTAGCCTCCGCGTCGGTCACGCGAATAACGACACCAGGCTCAACAATAGAGAGGGACTCGTTGCGTGTGGCGTGAAGTGCATCAATGTGCAAGGTCACCAGTGTCTCAACCGCCACCAGCTCACCGGGCTCATTTGACGCAGGATTCTCGGTAATAGATCCAGAGGTGTTCTCTGGGCCGGGCTGGCCCGAGGTGCTGATAGGAGTAGTGCTGGCAACGGACACCTCAGCGCCTTCTTCTCCGTCTTCGTCGAGTTCCTCTTCGAGCTCAGAAATACGTAACGTAAGCTCCTGGATGGTGCCTGTGACGTTGACCTCACGATCAAGCTTTACGCCCAGCTCTTTCAGTCGGGCGATAAGGGTTTCTTTTTCTGTCATGGGAAATACTCCAGAAATGTGGCCCAACAGGGCCACTGGGGAAAGTTATGCCAGCTTGACTGAAACGAACGCGTCCGGATCTGGCAGCAGCATCAGCGGAGCTGACTGAATCATGGTGTACTCGCGAGCCGGGTC